TCATAATGCTTGTTTTAATAATGGGAATAACACTTCTCTAACTTTATCTATACCATGTTCTTTTACTGAATCAGATAAATCCTTTTCCATTGGTAGCAATATATAGCTAAATCCATACTTCTCTTTGTATCTTTGAGCAGCTTTAACACCGGGTTCATCATTGTCAAACAAGACAACAATGTTAGCATACTTAAGCTTTAACTCCCCAATAGCCCTCTCTCCGATCATAGTATTCTCACTGTCTGGAGCAATAGCTTCAATATTACTGATACCTAGTTTATTGAAAGCCATCAAGTCTTTAAGTGAAGATGTAATAATCAGATACTTACAGTTATATTGCAATTGGTCTGTTCCTTGAATATAGTTCCCAACCTTGATAAACTTTTTCTGAGTACTTTTAGGCATGTAAATCTTATACAAACTACCATCATTCCTAAAGTAACCATAAGTATGAGATCTTCTGAATGTATGAGAAGTTATACTACCATCAGCTTCAGTCTTACTCATAGTAAAGAAAGCCAGCGGAACTACATTATATCTATCAAGCATTTTAGATCCAATCTTAAAGCTCATCCAGTATGTCTGATCAAAGTTAGTCCAGTGTCTCATTTCATAATCAACAACCTTATACTTATCATGGAACATTGTAGGTTCTGCAATATATACATCATTGTTTCTAAGAAACTGTTGGTAATCAAGAATTATTCTATTTATTGCATGACCTGCTGTAGGTAAATTAAATAAGTTTTTTACCATTTCAATACCATCACCTTGATAACCAGATGAAAAGTCCTTAAACTTATAACTTCTAGAATTAACATCAAAATATACAAACATAGAGGGAACCTTGTCTTTTGAATTAAATGCAGATAACATTTTTACATCTTGACCTGTTAGTTTTTCTTTGAGGTTTAGATAATACTCAAAGATCCACTCTCTTGGAACCTGCTCAATTTCAGTAATTAAATTTTTTGTTGAAATCATACTACCTAGTTTAAAAATTAAGGGGAAGCCATTTCTAACTCCCCCTATAACTGTTAGTCTAGGCTGAAGTCAGAAGATGTTTTAGGTGGAGTTGTGAAATCATCATCTCCAAAGCTTTTTACTTCTTTTGTCTCTAATTTTTTCAAATGTTTAGATTCATCAAAAGTAATAACTTTTCCTTCCTCTATTTCACCAAATGCATATTTTCTGTTATCTGCTTTTGGCAACCACATATCATAGTTTGTATAACCAGTTTTACCTTCATATTCTTTACCAGCAATACAGAACTCAAGATACTTATCCTTAATAGGTGCACTTGCATTAAATGCATCTACAAAGTCTTCAATAGTATCATGCTTACCATCTTGTCCGGTAAACCAGTCATTAATACCAAGAGTTTTACAAAGACTCTGTAAAAAGATCAATATAGATCTATCTCTCTGAATATTAATACCAGTTTTAGTTACTCCATCTGCAAATGCATACTGGCTTGCTTTTACTCTACCAATTTGACCAGCATAATGACCCTTTTCAGGATTATCTTTATCAAGAGCAAAACCTTCAAAACCTTCAATAGGTTCTGTTTCAACATGCAAAATCAAATGTTTTGCACCATCAATAAATTTAAAGTCTTCCAGATCTATCATGTTAATCTTTAATACATGATTTCCTGGAGAAATTGTTTTAGGTAGCCCACTGCCACCTGTTCCTAAGTCAGTTGTACTTAATCCCATTTTGTTTTTATTTTATTTGTTATTATACATAAACCTTATCCCAGTGAAACTCCAATTCACCTTTCTCATTCATTTCAGTTACTATTATCTCTTCATTTCGGAGATGTTCTGGTCTTGCACCACATGTAACTTCTTCATTAGTTTTAAAACTTAAAATAGTTTTATTACCCTTTCTATACATATAGCCAATAGCATCAGCATTAGCACAAATAAGAGACTTTATTTTACCTGTCAAATCAATATTTGCAGACATTACCATCTCTCCTTTATCATCAACTACCTTGTCTTTAATATGACCAGATAAAATAATGTGGGGAGCTAAGGTATCAATAAAATCTAAAACTTGGAAGAATGCTTGCCTAATATATAAATATCCAGCACCATTTGGTAATGTAGTTACATTGTCTCCATCATAATTTTTACCCATTGGAGTTTGACGGTAAAGTTTAATAGCAAGTGGTTGTATCATATCTTCTAATGCAGTCACAGTATCAATAGTAATGTATTTGTAAGGATTTCCAGCAGCTTTAATAGCTTTACCAGCATCCAATAACTCTTGTAAATTACTAATCTTTACTTTTAATGCTTCAACATAATCAGAACCATTCTCTAAATCCAGAATCAAATTATCCTCTAAACCGGCATAAGCAGTTGTTTTACCAGTCTTAGGCTTAGAATAAATAACCATTCTCTTGGGATTCTGTCTTTCAGCCTTTACTTTACTTGTAGGAAGTACTATACTCATATTTCACTTTTTGTTTGTTTAATCAAATCATTTAACCATGGTCTTGCACTTACTGGTTTCATCAACATGATTGCAGCAAGATCTCTAATTGTTATTTCAGATAGAGGTGTGTCTGCAATCTCTGTATTGTAAACTTCATCAAGTGATATATCACTTTCTTTTCCAGAAAACTCTTCCTCAAAGTCAGGAAACAATGATAAACTCTTTTGCAGTTTAGGTAATGACTCCTCTTTCTTAGCATCTTCTTTTCTCTTCTCATACAAGGCATAAGTAATCTCTGTACCATCATCTAGTACTGCTACTAACTCTGACAGAGGAACAGTATAAAGAACATATGGCTCACCCTTAAAGTTGCTACCTTCTTTAGTGTCATACTCTTCAGCATAAAATGGATTAGCTTTGTATTTAAAAAGCTGTCTATCCTCACTAAATGGAACTATATCAATAATATTACCCTTATCATCAGTAACATTATCATAGAACTCCATATAAATGTCTTCACCTTTGCTGATTTCAGACTCAAATAATTGTACTTGTCTTCCATACTTACCTTTCTGGAAAAATGCAGTCTTAATAATAAAAAACGGGTCAGCCAACCCTAGTTTCTTAAAAGTATCCATGTGTTTAACAAAGAACTCTTTCTCTTTTTCTTTTCTTATATTCATAATTAAAATTTACTGTGTTGATATTTTCTTTGTAGCACATGCCGGAGTAGGTATCTCTACTATTCTCATCACCTCTCTGTCAAGTTTAAAGAAACTTATCCTTGTGGTGCCATTTCTAGATTTCAAAAAGTGAAAGACCAATATGTCTTCATCATTTATGATATATCTGTCAGGCCCATACTGTCTTATTTTTCTTAGAGAGGGTTTGTTAATACCTAATACTACATCAGCATGTTGCAATAATGCATCAGAACCATAGATATCAGAGTCTAGTACATAATTACCATAATCTCCATCTAAAGCTCTCTTAGGATCATCTATGTTTCTATTCAACTGGCTGAGGACTACAAAAGCTATTGGATATCTCTTTTTCATCATGGTGAGTGCCTCACCTAGAGCTCCTAACATTTCAAATTTATCTTTTTGTCCCTTACCATTCTTAAATAAAGCTGAGTGATCTATTGCTACCAACATATTTGTGTACTCAATCTTTTCATTACCATCTTTATCAATAACATTTTTAGAATGTTTCTTCATTTGGTAATGTATTGTAGCACACATTTCATCTACGGTACATGCATCATAAACAACATCTATTATGTCTTTATGAGCAGTATTATCATAATACTGTTTACATTTGTCAAAAAGATCTTTACTAATCTTTTTACCCTTACTCATTAGAGTGTTGTAATCAGCACCAGTGTTTAAACTGAATTTCCTAATACCACTGGTTTCATCAACCATTTCCATTTGAAACTTTAATATCCGGAATCTTTGATCAGTATTATTTTGTATAATATCACTAATCAATTGTTCCATAAATAAAGTCTTTCCGGTACCAGGCCTAGCACCTACTACGGTGATAGTTCTCCATTCTAATCCATCACAAAAGGCATCATTAAATTTGGGCCAAGCACTTCTTAAAGATTTAATATCTCCCCTGCTCCGGGCTGCCATCTTTGCTAATGCCTTAAATAGAGCATCTCTTTCACTTACGGGTTGCAGTGCTTGTGCACCATTAAATAATTCTGCCATCATGTTATGTGTTAGTTAAATGTTTCTTCTTAACATGGTTATAAAAACCATGTATGGTTGCCATCAGGATTTCAATTATCAAGTACTGCCAAAAACTTATTTCTACAATAAGAAAATCAATAACAGTAAAACAAAATAAAGACCCAACAATAGCAATCATTGATAATTTTAAATTTATCATACTACTTTTTCACTAAAATATACTTGTTCTTCATCATCACCATTCCTAATTATCTCACAGTAAGTTGCTAAGTCAGATTCAAAGGTCTTATCTATGTTCTGCTTTCTAATAAAATATTGAGCAGTTCTCATAAACTCATACCTCCTTACACTAAATTCATCAACATATTTTTCTGTGGCTTTAAGAATGGTCTCCCAATCATAGTCATATGTATCAAAAAACCATCTAAATGGAGCTTCTAGATTCTTGGCATTTACTTTGGCATACTTACCAGAAGACAGTTTCTTATTAGGAAATATTTCTACATATCTCTCTATATTTCTTACAAAGTCTTGCCCCATTAAATCTTGTGAAGTTTTCTTTTTGGTTCTCTTAAAATAGCCATTGATTTCTTCCATAAAGATAAGACTTTTACTTGTTAATTGCAAGTTTTCAGTCAACCAATTGTCCAGTTGCAGTCTTTTGCATTCAAGTTCTTTATTAACAAACTTGTGTGGAACAATTTTTTCTCTTATGCAATGTAATACATAGTAGGTATTAGGTGTTAAACCCTCCTGAACTAATCTTATAAATATATCTGTCATGTTACCAAGTTATTATATTACCAGTTGTATTTGTAACAACTGTAGATACTTTAATAAATAGATTATCTGAATCCCATTTTGATCCATTGTAAGCTGCACTGGCCGGATGTTTTACAAAAAACTTAGTATTGTTATCATTAGTCATCTCAGACCATTCTTCAGCTTTTTTACCCAAGTAGACATAAACTAGTCCTGGATTATAATTATTAAGCCAGTCAAGTAAATATGCAGTAAATTTTTGCCAGATATCATAATGCTTTCCAATCTTTCCTACTTCTGTTGTAAGAGCTGTGTTAAGCATTAGTATACCCTGATTAGCCCATCTAGTAAGATCCACATCTTCACTTACAACATGTCCATTATAAATAGTTCTGTTTACTTCCTCTAAAATATATCTGAGACTTGGTTGTACTTTACCTGTATTGCTACAGCTAAATGAAATACCATCTGCATGATTTAATCCCGGATAAGGATCTTGTCCTATAAATACTACTTGTAGTTTATTATAAGGACATTCCTCAAATGCTCTAAATACCTGTCTAAGTGGTGGAGTAAATCTTTTATTTGATTCACTTAGATTCCATAATCTAGTAAGTATCTCATCAAAATCAGAACTAAATATAAAAGATTTAAAAACTCTATCCCATCCACTGGGTTCAAGTTTAGTAAACATTTTTTGTTTAATTTCCTGTAAATCCATTTTTTGTTTATTTTTGTTTAAAATTAATACTATGTCAGTTAAAGTAAAAGAACTAAATGATGATCTCATTGTTGATGTAAAAGTTAATAAACCTTTCTATTTAATGGTCAAGGGTTTATCCTATTATATCTTTAAAAACTTTCCCAAAGAAACAGTTGAAGAGGATATGAAAGCTGTTATGAGCAAAAAATATAATGAGCTTACAGAACTACAACAACATTTTTATGCAACTACACTTCTACTTGCTGAAATAGAAAGACAAGCTATAGCTAATAATATGTTTAATGAGAAAGAAATATTAGAGCCTGGAGATGAAGGTTATGTAGAACCTAAGCAAGATTAATATTATAGTTCTCTCTACCTATTTGTATACAAGCTTCAATAGCTAACATTATATCACTTTTACTACATTCTCCAAATGACTTGCCGGCCAGACCGGCATGTTCTTTTATAACCAGTTTCATTTCATCAAATGTATAGCCTGACTCCTTTGCCAGTTCCCTAATACAAGCATGTACTTTTGCAAGTTGTGCTTTACTGTGATCGGTACTATACACTTCAATAAACATATCCACTTTCTCACCTTCTTTTAACTTATCTACAAAAATTTCATATGCAAGTTTATCTTGAGGACTTGCAAATGTTAATTTACCATTCTTTTTAATAAACTTTCCTGTGTGCATACCTAACAAATTATACTATTCATTACTTCTAAGAATTGCATGTAATGCTCCTTAGTTTTTATTTCCACGGCAGGTATATCAAATGATTTCAAAACCCAATGATCATCTTTGACATCAATATTATCTGTACTATGTAGTTCTACTCCACTACAAAGCTCCCTATAATAATAATAATAATCATAACCATTTTGACTATCATGATCTGTAATCTCAACCTTTTCAAAGCTAAGATCAATTAATTCTTGTTCTGTCATATGCAATTATTTAAGTCCACCGCAATATATCATTGCATTAATTTTTTCTTGCTCTATAAACCCTATAAAATCAAGAATCTTTTTTAATTTTTTCATTCTTTAAATATTTCTTTTCAAACTTCTCCCAACCTTTTGGATCAAATTGTGTGACAAGCAAATCAAGTTTTATTTCTTCTTCATGCTCATCACACATTCCAATCCCTTTAATATCTAAATCAGGACTATACCTTTTGGTAGCCGGAGCTCCACATTTAACACATGTCATAACTTATTATATAAAAATGTTTCAGGACTAATTATATCTGTAGTATAATTAATATCCTTATACTTTTCATTGTCAAGGGTCCATAGTCCCATTTCTTTTATTCTTTTATCTCTTAAAGTAATTATAGAATATGCAGTAAGATAAGCATTGTCATCATCTGAACTTAGGAACATTCCCAAGAGATTCTGTTTCTCATCTTCTGTAATATATCCTGTTTTTACTAATAAGTTTAACTCAGATAGAAAAATAAATGGTCTAAAACTCCCTTTCTTAGTACCATGTGTGTACATATACCATAAGTACCCCATGTTACTATCTTCTACTTTACATACCATATGATGTTCATGGCATATATTTTCAATAAGACTTGTAATCTTTTGGTCTTTAAAATATCTTATCATGATCTTAAAAATTTAAATACTGCTACTAATTTATCATACTCTTCCATTACCCACTGTGGAGTAAATACAGCTTCATGACCTTTAACAAAAACAATAACATTATCAATTACAAACATTTTTATATCTGCATACCAGTTATTGCTATAAAGTAATACAAATTCAATGTTAATATCTTTATACACATACTTATGATGATTATTAATGTTTCTGTAAAACCCATACTTCACAAGCTCTTTACCTATTAATTCTGTATCTCTAAGTGTCATA